AAACCAATTGCATACACCACTAACTGACCACATTCATTTAATGCCTTATCACCTTTATATATACTAGATGTCTTCCAATCTAATATATTGAAGCATCCATCATCATCTTTAAAACAAACGTCTATATAACCTTGAAATACATTTTTACCAATCAGCACACTAATAAATCGTTCAATTTCAACCTTATGTGGAATCATAATATGGTTATTAAAGAAATGCTTTAAATTCTTATAATACTTATCAGAAATCTTCTTATTCTTTTCAGAGTCATTTCTATCAAACTTAAGCTCTGCAATACCGGCAGTCATCCACGCATCTTCAAATTCGTCATCCATATCTTCATATTTACTTTTACCTAAATATAAATTTTCCATAATTTCATGAGCCATTCCGCCGGTAACTGTATAAATACAATCTTGTCTGTCTTCGTTTTTGTTCGCTATATATTTAAGAAAATACTCATATTGACTGTTATGATATGAGTTAAATCTACTCCATGACCATAAACGGTCAACCCCATACTTCCTCTTAATTTCTTCTAACTCTTCACCAGTTTTTCTTCCCATTAAGCACCTACTTTCTCTAAACTTTTAACGTATTTCTTATGTTCTTCGTAATCGTATATAATCCTATATTCCATCAAAAACTCAAATATCTTATTTGACGCATCTGCTGGACTATCTTTATCTCCTAACAAATCATATTTGTCCCATATATAGGACACTTTTCTAATTCCATAAAATTTCTCACAGCAATGTCTTATATGGTCAATATCAATATCTTTATCAAAAGCAATGATAATTTCACAGTTCAATCCAATGAGAATCTTCACTTGCTCATCTGATATCTCATGTCCACTAACAGCAACACCAGTACTATCATTTAAACTATCTCTTTTTAATACGGATTTTTCCGCCTCATAGACAGTCACATATCCTTTTTTCTCGATATATTCTTTATTCTCCCAAAGACCAAATAAATTCAACTGTTTCGGATATCCTGGTGTTATAAAATATTTCTTAATATCAAACATCTCATAATTTTCAACAGATGTTCTCATATTAAAACCAAGAAGTTCGCCTGTAAGCCAATATCTTAATGGAATTACATTTCTTTTGAACTTATAACTGTATGCCAATCCAAACTTCTTAACACTCCAAGGCATAATTCCTTCTCTGAAGAAGTCTATATGCACATGAGGAACAAAGTCTTGCAATTCAGACTCATCTAACACTTGAAAGTCAAGTACATTTTGTTTTTTCTTTCTTCCTTTGACCTTTTTAAAAATATAAAGAGGGTCAACCACTTCCTTCTTCTCCTCTTTTTTCTTCATAGTCAAAGGTATTCCTAATAATTTATGTAAATATTTGACCGTATCAAAGAATGAGAAATTCTTATCATCCAGGCTCTTGTTATACTGAACTAATGTGAGTAAGTCTGCATTCTCATCAAATTCTTTTTCTCTCGTATAATTTTTGCAATTTAAATATTCGTTATTCTTAATATTGATAGCAGCTTTATTATCGCCATTACAATTAGAACAACTATAATACTCTTTTGTTGGGTGGTACACTATATGACCGCACCCAATCTCATTTAAAATAAATTCAATTTTACCTTCTTGAAAAATGTATTTTTTAAGTTCAAGAACGGTCATATATTTTCACCACCTTAAAAATCTACTGGAACATTTGTGATACCAACTTCTTTCATAACATTTCTAGACATGTCATGAGAAAATACTACTTGGTATCTATTGGCAGAACCCTCTCGGTTCTTAATAATAAACGCAATCTGATAATGTACATCCTTATCTAGTTTAACTGGTATCTTTGTTTTACCATTCTTGCCTTCAAGCCTATATACTTTTAATTCTCTTTTCTCTCCCGTATATTCGTCATCATATAAATCACGGATCATAATGCAAGTAGAGGCTGGGTCAATAATGTTTTTAGACATACCAATATTATCTTGTGTGTAATATCTCTGCTTAACACTACCTTTTGCTAATTGGAACGTAATAAGAATATGTAAATTCTTCGATTCAGGCTTAATAACATCGTTGATTTCTACCATATTCTGTTGCATTTCCAACCATGATTTATCACTTACATCACCTGCGTCCATCTTAAATGTGTCAAGAATAAAATATTTTACACCCATGCTTGCATATTTCTTAATTGTTTTAATCGCAGTCTTAGTCTTATATCTCTCAAACGGAATTACTGTTATCAAATGATTTTGTGTTTGTTCCACTATCCAATCAGCAGCTTTATATAATAGTGCTTTCGTATTATCTTGATAATGACCATCTCTCAAAATATGTTTCTGAACATCTTCTTTTATGATGTTATTTGCAACATAAATAATAAGTTCTCTTTGCCACTTTTCAATTCCATCCTCATTGACCATAACTACAACTCGTTCTTTTTCTTTAATTGCAGTTGGAATAGTTGCGTTACGAGCAAAAGTTGATTTACCAACGTTGCTAAGTCCACCTACCAATGTAATAGAACCAAGATATTGACCACCGGTTTCTTTTGTTATGATATCCATATTGTTATATGGTAAACCTATAGCTAAACCCTCATTGAGTTTTTCAATTAAATCATAAATACCATGTGAAATATCGTAGCTCTTTACATCACAGTCCACATTAACAAAAATGTCGTTTATGAATGCTTCCCATTCATTGTAAATTTCTTCAGCAGTCATATCACAATAATCACTAAGTCTGTCTTTTACCGGACATCCACGCTTTGCAAGTTTTATTACACTATTCCATTTTCTAAGCTCTTGAATGTATCCATAAAGATTTTCAGTCTTAACATATGCACCAGCATTTATAATTGTATCGTAACCACCATATTCCTCATATTTATTTCTTAACTTTGAGTGTTTTTCAAGATATAGTCCAACGGTGATATCATCCAAAGACCCTTTCTTTTCAATCTTTACAATATCATTTGCTATCGTCCAATAAACTTTCCAAATGTTATTATTGAACTCATCTAAACTAAGATTTGTTTCAAATATAGCATCCGGATTCTTGTACAATATACTTACAATATTAGCTTCGCATCCTTCTTTGTACTCGTTGACCTTCTTAATAGCATCAATTAATTCTTCTTCGAAGGCTGTTAACTTTTTGCCTTTTGTAGTTTTTGTTGCTGTAGCTATAACATTCACCGCCTTACCACAATTCATTTAGTCGCTTGTTTTTTAATTCTTCTGTCTTCTTTTGATATGAACCGCCACTATGAGATAAATTACTTGTGTCCATAGATTTAATATTCTCCTCAGTCTTTTTAGCTTTGTTTACTCTTGAATAAACATCATTAATATTGTTTTCAACTATCTTGCATATATAGTTAAACTTATAGGATTCATTATCAAAAGTTCTGTTTGCCAAAGCACTCATAATTGATGGTTTGCAAATTTGGAAAGTATATAATATGATTTCATAGGAGTAATCGGCTTTATCCTCTATGCTCTTATTCTCTATATACTTCCCTTTCGTCAACCCTTTTAGTCTTAATACAAGACTAGAAGGAATTGACTGAGAATCATCATATAAGAGTATTTCTTTTTTTACATATTGATACAGTTTATCCCACTGCTCTTTTTCAATACTCGTCATTTTATTGCTTCTCAATTCAATTCCTCCTTCGTTTTATTAAATCAATACTAATACTTTCTTAGCATCCTCGATGTTATCAATCATAGTCGGATTATCATAGCCAAGTTCCTTTGCCTTCGCAATAATTGGCTTAATCTTATCCATATCGGACTTGTTTGCCTTAATATAATCCGTAATCTTACTTACAACATCTTCAAGCTTCTTGGTTTCCTTTTTATCCTTTTCAGCCTTGGCAATTTCCTTTAATCTCTCAGCTTCTTCAGCTTCTTGTTCCTTTTTAACATCTTCTACATCTCTATTACTCTTATCAAGTTCGTTCTTGATTGCATCTGTAATTGCCTTAATAAGAGCATCAGGTGTAAATTCAATCTCTGGAACAATATCTGCGAATCTACTTTTACTATCAATAGAGTAAGAATCATCTCTAAATGTAATCTTTCTGCTTTCCTTTGCAATTACACCCTTTGTAACATCTTTGCCCTTGTTGTCCTTCTTACCAGTCTTCTCTTGAACAATCTCTCTATCAATAGAAGCCACACCTAAGAAATGAAGTTTGGTCTTAATTGCATTGAAATCTCTCATAGACATATTGGTTGTTAAAGAAGTCCACTTCTGTCCGGTAGAAACATCTTCTTGTTCACGTTGCTTAACATGACCAATAATAATAAAAGAAACTCCAACCTTCTTTAGACTCCAAAGCTTCTCAAGTACAATTTCGGTAGCCTTATCTTCACCTGCCATATACCCACCAAAAGCTGCCTTAATGGACTTAACTGGCTTCTCTGGGTTTTCTCTGTTATGCATTCTAATTACTTCTGGTTTTGCAATTTCAATCAACTGGTCATATGTGTCAATAATTACCGTTCTTAATAATGGGTATTCCGTTGTCTTATTATCAATGATGTCGTCTACTAAATCTTCAAATCCGATAGAGTTTGAAAACTCATCGTAATCAGCAGACCATTCTGGACAATTAATATAATTAATTCCATTGATTGCATCTGCACCATCTTCCTTGCCACATTCTAAAAACAAGTAACCATCATTAGAACCAGTAAGCTTCTCACACATTTCTTTGATAATAGTTGTCTTGCCGATACCGCTTTCTCCAATTAATCCGATGTTATAAGCTAATGGATCAATTTTTACTACATTTTTCTTACCGTATGCCATTGTTATTTATCCTTTCTTCATACAATTTTTGTGAGTTGTTATAAGAATGCTCTTTATAATACTTCTCCTCTGCATCTTTTCTTAATTTACATGCAACAGAAAAACTATCCGACCTTCCTAAATATGTGTATTTTTTGTTTATATTAATATTTGCTTCCCATATATTGTCTCTGCTATGGAATCTTACACCAGTAACTCCAGAGGTGCTATTTTTCTGAATAACTTTGTTTGTATTGTTTTCGCTTCTACTTACTTTCCTCAAGTTTAATTTCCGATTATCGAATTTATTTTCCGTTTTTATGTGGTCTATATCATATTCATTAAGAAAATCATCCATAACAAGTTTGTGTAAACCAATCTCTTTGCCATCAATTTTTGCTACAAAATACTTATGATGTTTATACCAACAATAATCTTTAATTTTTTCGTAATCTTCTAAATCAAACCAAAATTCTTCGCCTTTTAAGGTATATCCGATTCCGTATTTGTCTAATAAACAATACCTATTATTCTTTTTATTTTTACGAGACATTCTAGTAGAAGCCTCTTCTTTAACACAATAAGTACATCTCCATAATTTCCCAGTTGTAAAATCAGATGTAGAACCAATTACATTATTGTGTCTACCGCAATCACAAGATGCTTTCCACATGTGTTTTTTGTTTCCGCCGGAAGTATAATGGTCATCGAGCATTTCTATAATTTTTAATTTACCAAATTCTTCTCCTAAAATATTTTTAAATTTAGGCATTGTTCTCCTTAGTGTAGCCCCAATTAAGGGGCTACGTTATAAAATTTTACAGATTGTTTAACCAATCATTATCATCTCCGGAAACTACTTCATCATCAGCATCTTCAACATCAGACTCTGTTTCCTCTTCTTCTACTTCGTCATCAGAAGCAAGCATAAAATCAAGAATCAAATCTTCTTCTTCGTACTTCTTTTCAACCTTCTGAATAGTAGGAGTTTTATTACCTTCCTTATCCTCTACCATTTTAATGAGAGGC